AAGATGTGTCCACGTATTGATAGGGAAAGTACCAGAACCCACTTGGTAATCTAAAACTGTTCCACCGTTATATCGACAGAAAAAACGTATTGGCTGTGAATCATTAAACATTATCATCCATGACCCAACACCATCTGCGTTTCTGATAGAACCAATAACAAAATCACGCGCAGTAGTGGTTGCGTAAACCCACATTTCTATTGTGAAGTCGTTTGCACCAAGATTTAGCGATGTGCTGCTTAACGATAAATAATCACTTGTCCCATCAAAATACCCACTACCACCTACTACGCTAGTGCTGTATGCAGCAGTAGGAGCAAATGGACTGAAGGCTTGGACGGATGGAGTGCCGTTAATTGTGAGTGAAAATGCGTTAGTGCTGTTGTCTAAGAAGCGATTACTTTGACAAGTTAATATTGCAGTACCAGTAATTGCACTAAGATTAGTCGTTGGAACAGTAATTGTACTATTTGTGTAACCATAAACATCGGTAGTATTAAATCTTAAATTGCTCATGTATCCTGAGAATTTAGTATTTGAACCATCCCAACCAATACCGTATGTGCTTGTTGCAGAAAAGTTGGTTGAATAAGTACCAGTAGCTATTCTTGTTCCGTTTAAAAATAATGCTGTTTGATTAGTTCCTGTACCTCCACGGCAAGCAACAACATGATTCCATTGATTTACTGTTGGTAATGTTGAACTAGTTAAACCCCATGCAATACCAGCTTGTACGATTCCCCATAATCCAGTTGACTGGAATCCAATACCAATTCCGTTACTACCACCACCACCATAAGCAACAAAAAATAATGTATTTGCTGTTATAGCAGTTGGAAATATCCAAGCTTCAAAAGTAAAATTTCCAGTTCCAACATTAAAAGCGGAAGTTGATGGCGTTTGTAAATTACTACTTCCATCAAAAAAGTTACTCCACCCCGTCTGGCTAAACGGCGTAAATGTTCCCTGAGTCGTATTACCATTTCTAGTAATAGTGAAGTTGTTAGTGCTGGAGTCTAAGAACGTATTGTTCTGCGCTCCGTTAGTGCTGCTAGTGTTGAGCAGTAACGTCGTGTTATTGAAATAAGCATCTATTGCAGCCGCAATGGTAGTCTTTGCAGCCACCAGCATATTCATAATGCCACTCATGACACGTTTCCTGTAATAGCACAAACCGTTCCGCTAATGAACAACACCGTAGCAATACCGCGAGTAGCTAGAGTTACCGTAGCTTTATCAGCATCAGTACCAGCAATATAAGCTGTAGTAATTGTGCAGGTAATCGTAATGTTGCCACTTGTATTGTTGAAGATAGAGATAGCGTCACCTTCAGCAAATGTCGCATCAGGTATCGTTATAGAGCCACTTGTACCTACTTGTACATACTTACCTACATCACCTACAGCTAACGTGTAAGAGCTTGTCTTAGTGCCTACAGGCGGTAAATCACGGTAGCCAATAGGGTTAGTGCCATCCACCGTACAGTTAGTTAGTGTGCCTGAACTTGGAGTACCTAACGCACCACTCGGTGCAACATAGTCTGTACCTGCAGTGGCATTTGCTAACGCGCCACCTGAGTTAGCTTTTAGAATCGCTGTACCAGAGGGTGGTGCTAAGTAATCTGTTCCAGCAGTTGCATTTGCTAAAGCACCGCCGCTATTAGCCTTCAACAATGCAGTCCCACTAGGAGGCGCTAGGTAATCTGTGCCAGCAACAGCAGCCGCAGCGACACCCCCAGATGCTTTGACAACACCCGTAATCGAAGCGCGTTTTATTAGCGCTCCAGAAGTACTATCAAACAGAACAAGTTCGCCATCAACAGATGCGCCCGGGCCTTCAACCTTAGCCGTGTTCAGGTTGGTGAAGTTAGTATCAACTTCATTGTTAGTAAGCGGTGAGCCTTTACCGGCCCGAGTAACGATAGTTGTCATGACTTACCTCTTATGATGCAGACAGAGTAACAGTCCAAGTAATAACCATTGTATCGTCAGCAGCCTTATTGACTACTGCAAATACAGTGCGGCAGAGCATATCACCACTGGACGATGCGTTAAAGATACCAGCCTCAGTAATAGCCCCCGTACCTTCACCAGAACCAAACGTACATACGTACTGAACTTTTTCATTATTCGAGCCGGTAATAGTTGTGCTATCTAATGCTTTACGACTACCTAGTTGACTACCTAAAGCAGTGTCCCCAGCAGCAGCAGCCGTGCTCCCAGAACCAACAGCCATGTGGCTCATAACACCTTTAGATGTGCCGACCATACGGCTGATAATAAACGCCAAACCGACGTTTACAACCAAGTTCTCAACAGTCTCAGCGTGTTTGACTAGGCCGTTCTTATCGAACAATACAATGTCCAACTGACCATCTAACCATAAATTTTCATTCATAATACTCATGATAATTCCTTTATGTAAAAGATCGAGATATACCTACATAATCCTCGAGAAAATATGTGGACTCCGCATAATCTTGGATAAAGAGTACACCCGAAGAACTTACCGAAGAACCCTCAGGATACTTAATGACCCGGCACTCGTCGTGTTACATATATCTATTAATACTCTAGCTAAATTTTTTGCCGCTGTATCAGTTATATATGTGGGTTCAGTTAGTACTTTAAAATACTGCGTAATCTGATCATCCCCAGCGGCTGCGCCATTAACATCATCGGTTGCATAGATATTTTCGGCAATACTTTTTGCTGGTAGTGTTTTAGCTACTACTTCAGTTACGGTCGGTATTTCGTTTAGAACCTTTGTTACTTGTTTATTAAACCCACCGACTAGCGTATAGGTCTGATTCTCGGGCGCACCTACAACATAGTCCTGTAGGAAATAAGGGGGGTCGCCGCCTTCAAACAATGCTACCCCAGTGCTAATATTCTTTCGTGGTAGGCGAATACTTGTTTCACCTATTGTAATTGTTTCATTACGAACTTTTGTTGGACGCTTTGAAAATAAATCCGTAGCGGCTGCAGTATCTGACCGTACAATTGCAGCGATAAACTCCCCAACAGCTACGACCATACGCTTTGCCAGCGCAGTAGTTCGCAGCTTAATGTAGGGGACGTTTATCTTCAGTTTCATGTGAAGTCATCTCGCACAGTAAATTGCAACAGATCAAACTGTGTTTCGCGCAGGCCACTACTTAGTAGTACCTCGACCTCACCTTCATAATCTCCAGCAGCTAAATCTAAGTCGCCTACCTGCCACGCTATAATTACAATACCTGCACTAGCCGGTGCTTGGATAATCGCCTGTCGTGTAACTAAAACAGTCGTTGTATTAATCGCTCTCATATATAACGTAACAGTGCCACCTGACAAATCTACCGGATCACCAGTTTGGGAATCAGTAAACGTTAGCCGTAATTGTGGGCCAGTATCGTCTTTTACTAAGCGAATGGTCGCCATGATTAAACTCCAAACGGCTGCATCTGCACCGCAAAAGTGCCTCGTGCATTTCCAAGATTAGCCCGGGCACGACGCTCAACTAATTGAGTAAGATACTGTTTAGCATGATACGTCGCCAACTCTTTATCTGACCAGTTTGTTTTAGGTAGCGCTAGTAGATGTTGTAGCGCACCGTGCATCATGACATCTTCCAGATCATTAAAAATTACTTCGTCCATTCCAGATGCTGTTCGTGTAGGTTTTAATGCCACAAACATCCGTACATTGTATGTGCGCTCTGCATCTGGTAATGGGAGCACCGCAAACGCATCAGGAGAGACTTCAGTTATTGACCGTGGCTGACTACCATACAACGCGATATCACCTGTCGCAGTGTACTTATCTGCCCACGCAGGGTATAGCTCAAGTGCACGATCTAACGTTAGAACTTCCAATGGGTTGTTATTTAACGACACTGAAAACACAGCATGTACTTGTGAATCAAACGGTTGTCGATAACTGTAGATGTAGGTACCCGCAGTTAAATCAAATCTAGGTACTTGATACCGCCATGCAAGAGTGCGCTCACATGTTTTTACAGCAGCATCGCGTATATACTGCACAATCGTCTGTCGAGGACAGCCCGGAACGACAGGTTGTAATCGTACAGCGAGTGAAGAAAAGTCACGGGTAGCCATCAGATCACCTGATTCGGGTCAAGCCCGCCTGCTTCTGTGTCAGTCACAGATCGTGACTGCAGACCGACACCTAACAACTGAGTGAATGAATCCTGATACAACTTAGCGCGACCAGAATTAACATGTTCGTTATCTACTGACTCTGCCATAAATACAACACCATCAACTAGTACTGGGAAATACACGTTCGGTAAAGAGATTGTGTCGTTCAATGTATACGTCGTAGGAGACGCTACATATTCACCAACTAGTATGACGCTCGATATAGGTCTAGGAACTAAAAAGAACTGCGTAGGATTACGCACATGACGCATGTAATTAACTGGTACTCCGGGAGACTCTGTACGCCATTCGGGGTACGTTTGATCTAACATCTCTCGGGATACTTCTGTAATTGCGTCACCATTTTTTACTTGGAATATTTCTATCAAACGCATAGCACCTGCGGGGCAACTCTGAACTACTGAGTTTGCAGTAACACTAATATCACCAATGACTGTGAATAAATCAGGACGAAGAATAGCGATACGCTTTATCGTGGTATTAACAAACCCCAATAAAGTATTATCGCTATAACGAAAGGTTACACGCGTATCTTGTACAACCTGTCGTACTTCAGTAATGACTTCGTTCGGTGTCATTCAGGTAGTCCCCTAGATGCATCAGCCGCTAACTCAGGCGGAGTATAGACTGGTGGCTCAGGAATGTCAGCAGTTGTTAGATCAAGTGCAGCTTTTCGTCGTGTACGCGCTACCTTAACTTCTTCTACAGCGTTCGGGTTAACAAATCGTTCTGGGTATGCAACCTCCTCAGATACGACTTCGCACTCAGGATTACGCGCAAGAATATCGTTGTAATCGTAAATAAAACCGTCTTTTCTTACACGGATGTACATTTTGCTCATTGTTATTTTCCTAGTTTCTTTAGTGTTTGCGCTAGCCGCGCACGTTGTCCAGTTTTACCCGGCATCTTTGTAGCCTTAGCTAACTTTTCCGTCGGGATTGTTTGACCTTTCTTTACACCTAACGTTTTACGTAAAGCTCCGGGCTTTTTAATTGCACCTTGAATCCAGTTCGCTGAAACTGCCATGGTTATTTACTCCTTCGTTTCCCTGATGGGGTTACAGGCCATGACTGCCTTGTTGGCCCAGTTTTCTTTGTAGAAATAGTCTTTTTATCTGCAGCAGTTAACTTCTTTGCGGCTTCTTGCGGGCGGCAAGCAGGGTATCCGCGCTTAGATTTCTCCGCGCCAGAACGTCCACACTCTTGTCCGGTTTTAACATCAACCCATTTTTCACCGAACCATTTGCCTAAGCCGCCTTTAGCCATTTTTCTTTACTCGGTTGTCAGCACCAGACCAAGTACCTCCGCGTTTTTTATACTCTTTAGCAGCCCAAGCATTTGCATACGCAGATGGGTAGACATCAAACTTTCGTTTGGCTTCTGCTTTTACACGGCTCCAAAGCGCTGCATTATTTGGTTTAGATGTAGCCATGTCAGCACTCTTTAGAAGATTTTAGGTATTCATCCCATTTCGGGGATTCGCTCGAAGCGTACAAATACTGTGCGGCAAATTCCAAAAGCATCGGGTCATCCCTAAAATGCCCAAGCCCCCTATTGCAATGGTTACATAACATACCACGCACAGCGCCCGTTATATGGTCATGGTCTACCACTAAAGGTTCCGCGCTCCCACAGATGACGCATTCGGTTACACTAGCTTTAATATCGAGTAAGTGTGAATCAGATATAACATTTCGGAATTTCCCTCTGTTAATACCGTTTCTGTAAGTAGCGCGACAA